GAACGTTCTAACACCATCAACTGTGATACGACCGTAGAAACGGTTGTTTACAACCTTCTTAGCGTATCTAGTCATGATACCCTTGATAGGTGTAAAGTTGAATGGGTTATACATCGTAGGAGTGAGCTGTAAAGGTACGTATGGAGCGTAGATGTATCCAGTGTCAAGTAACGAAGTACCTTTGTGTCCTAACAACACCTGGTTTGCAGGGAAGTAAGGGTCACGGTAAACTTGATATCTACCAGCCAAAGTACCAACTCTTTCGATACCCATGTTGTATTGGTCTTGCTCAGGAGCTGCGTTTGATACGTGGAAGTACTCCAAGTCATCAAAGATTGCAGAAACCTCAGAAGATACAACAATCCAGTTTGCGCCACCTCTTAGAGTTGACTTGTGGATTTGTGCAGAGATTTGGTTGATTGCAGTGATAAGAGTCTGGTTCCAGTCCTTTTGAGTGTAAGGAGTTGTACCAGCAGAGAATCTCTTCCATCCGTTGTAGTCCCAACGAAGGTTCCAAGATGCAGCTTTTCTCAAGTCTCTTAAGATTTCACGGTCAATTTCAGCAGCTACTTGCTCAGACAACAACGCAGTCAATTCTGCTTCAGCGTCGATGTTGTGGAATGCAGCTACGTCTTGAGCCATTTCAGGAGACCATTGTGCTCTAAGTTTTCTTTCAGTAACCGAAACAGTCACAGACTGAAGGTCGAAAGAAACTTCACCAATTTTATCTTCGAATTCAAGATTCTTATAGATTCTGTAAGTTGCAGTGAATGCCTGACTGTTAGCAGTTGTTGAAGAGAATGTAGAACCTGTGTAGCCGTCAAGTGATGAATCACCACAAGAAATACATACAGGAACTTGCAAATCAACTTCAAGATAGATTTTACCTTCAGCATCACAAACATTGTAGTAAGTACCACCATCAGTCAAACTGTTAGGGAATACCAACGTAGTGTCTTGACCGTAGTCAACGATACCTTTACCGTATCTTTGTGTAACAACTCTAAACAAGTAATTGTTATTTACGTTAGCAGATGTGTAAACGTTTCCAGCAGCACCACGGATTTGAAGGTCAGTCAAGAATTCTTCAGTATCCATTGGTTGACCGTTAGGTCCGATAAGTTGACCAGCTCCAGCAGAAGCAAAGCCAGACATCATGATAAGAACTTTTCTGTAGTTATCCACACCGTAAGCTGAAACAACCAATTCAGAACCTACCCATGCAACAGTTCTAGTTCCAGCAGTAATTGCTGAGAAAGAACCTTTAGAGTAGTCATAAAGACCTGGAGGGTCCAAAGCTGGTTCGTTACCTTCGTAGAATCTATCGTAAAGGTCTTTTTGAGTGTTATAGTCATAACCACTGTTTGGAACTTGACCTTCTGCTGCGTTTGGTGCTCCGTAAGGTGCCCAGTGCTCGTTATCATTTGCTCCAGTGTAAGACTGAATGTTAGGTACGAAGTAGAACAACTTACCGATAGGAAGGTTCATTGCTTGTACAGAAACGATGTCGTTAGCCAAAAGCTTAGAGAAAACTCTACGTACGATTGGGAAAACAACAGTTTCGAATGAACCTGAGTCAGCTGTTGATGATGCTTCGTTAATCAAATATGACGCTTGGTTTTCATACAACTGCGCGATATTTTCTTTAAGGTGACCGTTAAGTCCTTCGAGGAAACCTAACTTGTCCCATTTGTTAATTGTATCTTCTTTGATAACTTTAAGGTGCTTAAGACCGATACCAACAAGACCACTTTCTAATAATGCTCCCATTTTTGTTTTTTTTTTATTTAGGATTTTTATTTTTTTACAATTTAGACATCAAATCCTTAATTCTTAAATATTGAGGATTTTCGTATGTCTTAGACTCTATAAGAGTAGTTGCAGAACCAGAAGTTTTTGTTGTGTTCAACTGTCTCTCAACGTTTTCAGAAATGTTCTTCGTTTCAACGTGTGCAAGTTCATCTTTAAGAGTTTTGTAGAGTTGCTTTGATTCTTTTAGAGATTCTACCGAATCAAATCTTCTCAAGATGTTAATTTTTTCTTTCTTGGTAGTGGAATGCTCTGTGAACAATCTTGTAGCATAAGCTAAGTTAGAATTAAATACAGCAACTTCATTAAGTTTTTCTCTGAACACGTTCAAAGCTTTTCTATATTCTTCATTCTTTTCTCTGAGCATTTTCAACTCAACATCGATTGATTCTACTTTAACACCATTATCACCATAAACATAATTTCTGTTGTTTGTGATACCTTTTCTTAAACCTCTACCTTCTTTCGAACCCATACCATAAGTTCTAGCAGCTTCTTTTGTTTCTTCTTTGGTTTCATAGTCTTTTTTACCAGGATGTGTTTTTGACTTGTCACCTTTGTTACCACCAACTTTTCCTTCGTAGTCTTTAAAGTGTCCATCTTTACCCTCACCAGCTTTCTTTTCAACACCGTCTACTTTCTTACGTCTGTATTCGTGTTTCTTAGAATCTTCTTCCATTTCACCTTCTTTGAACTCAAATTTTGCTTTACCAGTTCCCATAGTTTTAGGTCCAGCCTTTTTGTGGTCATCAAATCCTTTCTTTGGTAATGTACTATCGTACCCAAACTTAGGTTTGCCCATTCCAACGCCTTTTGGTTTTACAGTCATTTTAGCTTCGGATAGGTCGTAGTCCTCGCCCATCATGTCCGAATCTTCATCGTCCATCATGTCTTCAAGTTCTTCTTCCATTTCTTCCTCATCCATTTCTATTTCGTACATGATTTCGTCTTCTGACTCACCTTCCATATACAAAGCGTCTAACACAGCTTCTAAATCCGCATCTTCTTGCATATCTAGTTCTGTAAAATCCATTCCGTATTCCATCATGTCTTCACCTTCTTCCATTTCTTCGTCCATTTCCATCATGTCTTCGTCTTCCTCCATTTCGGATTCTTCAAGTTTCACGATGTACTCAACGTCTTCATTTTCGTCGGTTAAATGAATATCATCACCATCTTTTACCACAACAATTCCATCTTCTGGACTCATCGCTTTAAAAGCTTTAATAACTTCATCATCAGACATGCTGGTCATATCAATAGTTTCCTCCGAATCATCGAAGTCCATATCAATACCCATGTCTAGTTCATTAGAGTCTTCCATATCTTCACTTTCATCACCCATGTCTAAATCCATGTCCAATTCTGTGTCGATTTCAACCTCGTCTTCTTCTTGTTCAGAAAGAGATTCCTTTACTAACTGACTGATTTCTTCCTTCATAGTAGAAGCAAGTATTCCTTTTGCGTTCTCGGCAATTACCTCTTCAACATTTTTCATTTGAATGAGTGCCTCTTCAACTAAATTTTTAGTTTCTTGCATGTAAATTGTTTTCCTAATAAATAGTGTTTAAAATAAAAAAATCCGTCTAAACCCATTTCTAAAAAGAAAAAGGTATAAACGGAAAATAAAAAAGGTGGGTTTCCCCACCTTTTAACGATTACTCGATTACCTCATCGATTTTACTTTCTACTACTGAGACAATCCGCCAGTCGTGTTGGAAGCCGGTATACTTTGTAGTAACCTTTGCTTCTACATCAGTGACTGAGAACCCGTTTACGAGTTTCTCCTCTCTGATTTTTTTTACGCGACCAGAGTTCTCATCTGGTAAATCATAAACGATTTTAGCAACGAAGAATTTTTCATTCATAATAAAGTGTATTAAATTAACGATTTAAATAATCGGTTAATTTTTTCATTAAATCAACTGACTTACCCATTCCAGAGTCAGAAATTTTTTTATTTTTTTCTTCATCCAGGTTTTCTTCATACATACTTCTTTCTTCAGGGTTACCAAAAAGGTATGCTCCAGGTGTTGAAGGCGAGGATACTAGGTCAAAACAGATTAGTTCAAAATCATCTTGAACTTCATTTTGCTCACCAATTTTTTTCAATGAACCAACCCCCCTTGAAGACACACCCATAGTAACGCCTTGGCGCATAAGGTTAGCTGCGATGTCTCCTTTTGTTGAAACAATACCGCTCTCATGAAAACCAGGTGACGTAAGAAGCTTTAATTTACCCATAAGGATATGTCCGTCCCACCAAATGTCTGTGATGATGTGAGCAACTCTATCAAGGTCAATTAAGGATGATTCTGGGTGGTTAAGCTCAGAGGTTGACAAACCTTTTTTAATCGCAGTTTTGTATCTATCAGCCTCACGTTTTAAAATCCTCTCAGGATAGACACGACCATTACGATTTGGTACTCCATATTTTTGAAGTACGGCATAAAATTCAAATGGATTTCTGTAATCCATATCTTTTTTTTCCGAAAGGAATGCCTCGTTAAGTGGGTCTTTTGGTGAAACATACCCAGCATCCATTTCAACAAGGATACCTTTACCGCTCTCTCGGGGGCCTAGTATACGTAAATCTTTCATCATATCTTTTTAAAGATAAATATTATACTAGTTGATAGTTTTTACTTTTGATTTTTCTTTAGTGGAACTAAATGTGAAATAATCGTTTTTTATAATACAATCCCGGTAAATTTCTTTAATAATTTTTTTAATAGCTTCTTTGAGTTGTGAGCCCTTGAAATCCATTTCTTGTTTTGCAAACAAATTAATTTCTAAATTCATAAATGATTTTTTGTTGAGCTGGATACCACTAGTTCTTAAATCCAGGTCGACAATAAATTTTTCAGAAAACAATTCTTGGTTAATACTATGGTAAACAGAATGTTTTATATTTCGAGATAGATTTCCAACAACACGCTCCCAATTTTCACTGTCTTGTTTTGGACAAACCCAAGTCTGGAGGTTAATGTACATGGACTTTAGGTTTTTTGAGTCTACGGTGCCGTATGATGTTTTTAAGGATTCATATTGGTTTAATTTTACCGTTTTACCTTTCTTCATTTATATCAATATTGTAATATAATTTATTTTAATGAAAAAATAGCAAACTTTTGAACAATTCCAAATATTTCTAATATATGCTAATTGTTTTTGTAAATAATAATATAGAAAAAGCCCTGAAACAGCTTAAGTCAAAGGTCATAAAAACCAGACAAAATCAGCTACTTAATTCCAAAAAAGAATTTGTAAAAAAATCAGTGCAAAAACGCAACAACAAAATTAAAGCTTGTTATGTTGAGCAATTTAAGCGTCAAGAAGAATAGATTCCTCTAACTTCTTAAGCCTAACATAATTGATTTGGTCGTATTTTTCTGATTCTATTTTACCGATAGTTTCAGTAATCTTTGTTTTCAATTCAGAATCGGTTTGCTTATCAGAAAGTACCTTCAATTTATTGACCGCAGATTCTTTTAGATTGTCAAACTCACTTTCTAAATCTGAATTGTTTGTTGCCAAAATATGGAAAATTTCTTTTCTCGAAGATTCATCCAATCCTTCAACATACCTTGATAATGTTTGGTTTGCAATTGAAACCATGGATTTGATAGGAATTTTAGGAGTATCTTTTACTTGGCTCTTGCTTTCCATTAACTTAGAAATAATTGCTTTTTTCGAAACAACACGCTCCTTGATGTCTACTTTGTTGAAATAAACAATGTTGTCAATATTTTCATAGATGTTTTTAGATTTTTCTCCATTTTTAGGTAATGAAGTTTTTTCTAGAAGATGTCTGATAACATTGATGGCTTCATCTAAAAACTCTCTTGCATCACTTTCGGTTAAACCTTGTGGCGAAGATAAGTCATCGTAGATTGAATAAATCTTTGAAAAAGATTTATTGGACAAAACATTATGTTTGAATTCTTTAAGTGTTTGCTTGAAAGAATAGGTATCCTTGTAGGATTCTACCAGGTTTTTTTCGATGATGGATTTTATTTGTCCGAAAGTCATGAGCTCGTTATTATTCACTAATAAATATTATGAATTTAACAACTTGTCCAACTCCTCCTCTATTTTACCTAAACTTTGTTGAGCAATCCCTAGATTCAAATATTTGCTCCCATAAAGGTCTGTCTCAATTAGTATGTTCATATCCCTATTTTTTACAGATTCAGGGGTTATTTCACCTTCCTCTGGTGCAGGAGCACCACCAGCTTCAGGGCCTCCAGCAGGTGGCCCACCAGCGAGTTCGCCACCTAAATCAGGTAATGCTCCCCCACCTCCAAAGGAAGCCGCAGCGGGTTCACTAACTTCTCCCGGAGGAGCAGCAGGTGCACCGCCTTCACCGGGCTTGTTACCATATAAGGCATCAAGCTGGTCAAATATACCAGTTTTAGAAATTGTGGCTGGAGTGTTTTTGAGTTCCTCACCGATTGCTCTTTCCATTCTTTGCTGCAGAAGGTCTGTTCTGATTTCATCATCAGACCAGTTAAAGATATGTTTCTTAGCCCAAGTTGATGATGATGGTTGAATGCCGTTACCAGGGTCTGAAACCAAATCACGATAAAGCAAAACTTTTTCTTTCCAAATATCAACCTTAAGCAAGTCAGCTTGAGTGGATGGGTTGGTAAGACCAAGAGTAAAGTTTGAAATCTCTTCTTCAAATCCTAGCAAGAACAGGTGAACAATAGCAATCTTGTTAAGTTCTTGAATCATGGATTTTTGAATCCTGTTGATGGTACGAGCAAAACGAATATCTTGCAACGCTAGATTTTTACCATCTCCAACAACTTCTTCAAATCCAAGGAAAGCCTTTGGAATACGAAGTGCTGTTACCAGTTTTTTCTGAATGTATTCAATGTCAGCAATCTCCGAAAGGTTTTGAGCTCCTGGAAGAGTGTCAATTGGGCTTGGTTGTGCTGGGTCACGAACTGGAATGAAATAATCTTGGTCAACAGCCATTTGGTTAAATCGCATGTCAACGTTACCAGTTTTTGAATCAACAATTTGTTCTCTCTTGAACTTGTTGGCAACACGTTGTACATACGCTTCAACATCATCGTCAGCCATGTTTCCAACATAAACTTTAAATATTCTTCTCTCAGGAGCACGTGATGTACGATAAATCAACATCGCATCCTCAGATAAAAGAAGTTGTTTCCAGATTCTTCTTGATTTTTCAAGCATAGAAGTACCATAAGGAAGTTTTCTATCATCACCTAAAAGTCTAAAGTGAGCAATTTCCCATGGTTGGAATTCCATGTTTTGTGTTTTCCAAGTAAATCTCAACCCCTTATCGTCGGTATTTTGAGGAACACCGACCGAAGAATTTCTTGTAGCCAAACCCTGTTCAAATCTTTCAACTTCAATGTTTGGTAATTGCTGACAACCAATAACACCCTTTTCTGGGTCCAATCTCATGTAAACAAAATTATCACCATACTTACAGGTGTTTCTTGTCCACATGGCTAAGTTGGTGTTGATATCCAATACGTTATTGAACAAATCAACAAGAACTGATTTAATTCTTTTTGACTCAGAATAAACCTGCAGAATTATACCGTCCTCATTAGGTGTTGTAGATTCTTCAGCATAAATGTCCAACGCAGCAGAAATCTCAGGAGTGTATTCCATCGACTCGTAGTCGTAATAAGACGCTAATCTGTTTGGCTCGTAATAGATTGCCTGAGTGTAAAGGTTGTTTTCAACCTTAGCAAACTGGTTGGCTAAATAAAAAGATTGTTTGGCTTGTAATTTCTCTCTTTCATATTCTGCCTTATCAGTTGTTCTAAGAAGTTCTTTCTTATCTAACTTATAAACAGGGAAATCTTGATTCATCAAAGCATCAGGACCCAGAGCCCTGCTTAATCTTTGCCAAACCGTCATACTTCTATTCTCCATTGTCCTAAACTTAAACTAAGTGAGTTTAATATAAATAGTTTTACCTACCGAATAACCAACCGTATTTCTCATAATCAGCCCTTGATGCTGAGTAGTTTCTTTGATTTGGCATTCCTGGTTGTGAAAACTGAGGTAATGCCGGATTGAAATATTCTGACTTTTCTTTATTTTCACTAACAACCGTGCTCCAAGAGTTAAGCATAGCTTTAGTGTGATTAACAACTTTTACTAATGATGGAAAAGCGGCTTCAGCAACATACAATGCCATTGAAATTGACATAATACAGTCATCATGGTGTCCCTTCTGGTGGTCAGGTCTTCCATTGATATAAACAAATGTTCCCATTTCATTAATCAAACGATTAGACCTAATTTTAAAATCATGACGTACAGCTTCTTCTAGGGAAGCAATAATCTGAACACGCTTGTTGTTGAAATTAATTCCCGGAATTTTTTCTTTGATTTTTGGGTCGTATTTCCATTTATTGCTCATATCAACACCATCATAATAGAAACTTTCGTAACCTAACTCCTGAAGTTTTCTAGCCGTCGCAACACCCATTCCACCAGTCAAATCAATAACGCAAAGAGCACTATACATAATACCCCACTTGTATGCAATTTCGGCTAATGTATCGGGGGGGAGTTTTCCAACAAATTCTAATACTTGTTCTCTTGTATCAAAATCAATGATTTCAATACAAGAAAAATCTTCAGAATCACCTCTAGAAACGTCAATACCCATAACATACTTGTGTCCATTTTCTGGCTCTTTCCAAATCCAAAGTTGACCTCCAACTAGTTTTGCTTCAGGCTCTTTAACGTCGTTTTTAACTATTGTCTGCAGCATTTGCGCATCAAAAACGTTATCACCAGAACCCAAGAAATTACATTCTAATTCTTGCGCGACCTTTCTGCGGTCATACTTTAACTTTTTTACCATGCTCTCGAACCAAGAAGAACAAGGTTTATACCCGTCTTCGATGTATTTGTGTAAAGTTGTAAGTTGCCTCTCTCTTCTATCTTCACCAGATAAATCCAGAATAACATCTTTGGGATATTCTTCTTTATTCAGTAGATAATGAACGAGGTCATTAGTTTTGACCATATACAAATCTTTTGTATAACGAGGGTCTCTATACCAATACATTTCCGTAATCTTGAAATCATTCATGTTACGCAACGCTTGGTCGTAAATTTCGTAGTAAATTGGGTCAAACCCGTTGGGAGTTGAAATCACAATCACTTTACCTCCGGTAGATAAAGATGCCATACAAGCTGCCCAGAAATCACTATCAGCTTCGATAAAGGCAGCCTCGTCAAAAATAAGAGTTGTTGGTGTGTAACCTCTAAGTGCGTCCTTTGAGGTTGCTACAGCTTTTACCTCACACCCATTTGAAAGTTTAAAGTGTCTTGCTGAGTTTTTTTCCGGTGAAAACCCGATACCAACCCATTGTGGCCATTGCTCAGTAAACCCTCTAATCTTATTCGCAAATTCAACCGAGGTATCAAGTTTGTTTGCAATAATGAGGACTTTTTCTGGTTTTTCTTTTCTGGCAAAAGCAAGTCTTTTACTCGCCCAAGCAGCTGTAACGGTAGATACACCTGCCTGACGATATTTCAATGCAATGTTTTCATTATATTCCTCATAATCCTGAACTAACTGAACTTGGTCTTGAAATAGCTCCAAAGGAACATAACGTGAAACAGTGTTGTCGTAAGTTTGGAGATAAGTTTTCAGAGCATAAGGTGTGCTTTTCATGCACTTCTTATACTCAATTATTACTTGTTCTTTTGTCATAAATTCTTAGTCAGGACGGGAAATCCCCAAACCTGCTAAGAAATCTAATCCATCATCTTCAGAATCCTCTGATGAATCAAAACTTTCATATTCCTCCTTATTCTTTTTAGCAATTGAAATCAGTTCTTTGAACTTACTTGTTGCTTTTGAATTTTTCTCTGAGTCATCGGAAATTGCATTTCCAACTATTTCTAGGAATTCCTCAGCAGGGAGTTTATAGAGCTCCATTTGGAACCAGTTGATAAGCCCTTTATTTTTTTCGTCAAACATTTCGTCCGGCAAAGCAAAACGAATTTTTTCAACAACTTGCGGCCCTATTCTAAGTGACCAGGCTTCCATAGGTAAAGTATCCGTTTGACCCATAACCTTTTCTCTAGTTTCGGGGTCTTCGGGAAGACCGTATCTACCTTTAGCTTCTTCAATACCTTTAAGGATTTCGTGGCAAAGCATGGGGAACATTAACCCATAAGCACGAATGACAGTATCAGCAGACTCTTCGCCACCTTCACCTTCACCACCATCTTCACCATCAGCATCATCTAATTCTACCATAGCAGCAACACCTTGACCGGTATTACTCATCATATCCACCATGTCATCCATAGTAAAATACATAAAATCGTTAAGAGCCATGATTTCCAAATACATCTGATACAGACGTGGGTCAATTTCATCCAGTTTGGCTTTAACCTCGGGCTTTTGAAATAAAAAGTGTCCTTTTTTTGCGGTTCCTTGGATAATAGCATTGATAATGTTACGCTTGTCTTTTTCTAATTCCAAAATTTCCTTAGGAGTTAGTTCGTCAATATTGAAACCAGCTTTAATCATCAACTCTTTTGCCTCTTCCTCATTTTCTTCTTTGAGTTCTTCAGCGGCCAATCTAAAATTGCTGGTATCAATCGGCTCGCGATTCAGGTAGGATTCGATAACAAACCAATCTTTAGGAATTTGAGCTTCATCAACAGAGGCATCAATCGATAATTTTTCGAGAGCGTCTTTGTGACGAGATTCAATAGAAATAATTTGTGGGATTTTTTGGTAGACCTCAGAAATTAACATTCTAGCAACCATCGGAGAGTTAATTGCCTCTCTACCGGTCACTTGTCTTACTTTATCAACAACTTGTTTAAATCTTCGAGTCGCTAAACGCTGAATTTCTTCTGACCCTTGTTGGAAAGCAGGATTTTTAGCAAATGGATGTTCAGGGTCACGCAATTTGCGCTCCAATCCTGGGTCCATGCGTTCGGGATAATCCCCGTAATCAATCTGTTCCAGTATTTTTCTATTTTTTGCCATCACGAAGAATTCCTTGAATTAATTTTAAAACATCATTTTTGGCTTTCTCGATTTCTTTCTTAGAAGCCTTAGGTGCAGGATTTGGACCTTCAAAAGGTTTTTTACCTGGGTGTGCTGGTCTAACGGATGGTTTAGTATCCGGTTTTGTTGTTGGTTTTACTGGTGCTGTTTCAGTTTCAGCCTCAGCCATAGATTTAAAAGATGTCAAACTTCCTACTGGTTTGCTCATTCTAACTGATTTACCCTTCTTAGCTTTTGGTTTGTATACAGAACGGCTAATGACACCTTGTTCTGCAATAGTCTCAATAAATTCTCCTTTGGTCATTTTTGGTTCTAAATAATTTTCGACCAAAGATACGATTCTTTCTTCAATAAAAAAATCCATCGGTGAATTTCCTTCATTTAAACTTTTCTTAACTGCTTTGACACATCTTTCAAACTTAGCATTCTTTTTTGGGCCAAGTTGGGCGTGACAAATAGCGTAAGGGTTATTTGTATCTTCTTCCCCCTCGGTCATATCCTCGTATTTGTCAATCTGAGCATCACTATCATCACCCATTCCATCTGGTGACATTATTTGGTGAGGAGCTTGCGTTGTTGCTCCACCCAGAGCCGAACCCATAACATCAACGTTATCCTCTTTCATTTCGCCCTCTTGAGCTTGCATTACAACAATGTTACCCGCACCATCAGTTTTGATTGATGCACCATCAACAACAGCGCCAGTTACACGGGCTGTAGAAGAAGGGATTGTTGTTGTTTTAACTGTCTTGGTGGTTTGTTTTACTTGTTCAGCCAAAGAAATTTTTTTGAACAAAACATCAATCTGAGTTTCATTCAACTTAGAAACTGTTTCGGGTGATAAACCCATTTCAACTAACTGGATAATTTTATCTTTAGTTTTCATAAACGACATTTTTTTCAAATTCGAGAATTAAATCTTTCTCGTATAATTTATCTTTGACTGAATCTTCTTCTTGTCCAAAACGGAAAACCAATCTATTGTTCTCGTCATATTCACCAACTTCCCAACCTAAAGCGACAACTCCGTCCATGGCATCGGACATACTGAAGAAGTCGGAATTTTGTGCTAATTCGAGTTTTATATTTGATTTTCTCAACACACCAACTTTTTGAATGTGTTCTAGGTCTGGGGGTGATGGGTAACCATTTGCGGGTGCAGCTTCCCAAGAGTCACCCCAGACTTCTAGATTTTCTGAAAAAATGAATTCATAGAGATTGTCTCCCTTATAATCAGGACCTAGTCCGTTGATATAAGTTAGATACCTCATAAAACAATACCTTCAATAGAAATTTTTACTTGTTTATTGTTATTTTCAAAAACCAAATTTTTCTTGTTTGTTCTTCCAACGAACTCGAAACCTTTATTTTCTTCTAAAAACTTCTTGCTTGCTAATTCTTGTTCGATTGTTTCTGACAAATTTTCAATTTTGTTTAGCATCGAACTAAATTTTGTCTTGGTAGAACCTTGTCTTTCTTCAAACAATTTCTTTGCATGCTCAACCTCTGAAGAACTTACTTCGAAATACTTGCTCAACACTTTGTCAATTTTGCTTTCTTTCATTGACATGCCGAAATTGTAATCTTCAGAACCCATGCCTTCCATAGGTTCTTCTGGAGAAATTTCAGCATCCATTTCAAAATCCATTTCAGCACCTGGTTCTTCCATTCCCATGTCCATATCCATTTCAGAGTCAGCTTCAACGTCTTCGAACTTAGCCATGATGTCTTCCATGTCTTCTGGTTCGAGTTTAGTCAAATCAACCGCAGATAAAACCATGTTGATTACATATTTGATATCCTCAGAAGTCATTCCATCCTGAGATTCAAGTGCTCTCATTTTTTGAGTGAGCTTGCCTGTCAATTTTTGGATAAGTCTGAAAGAAACTTTCTCTTCCATATCTTGCTCCATACCAGCAGGCTCTTCCATAGAAGTGTCTACGTCCATATCAACATCCATTCCTAAGTCCATACCCATGTCACCACCAGCGTCATCAGTAGCATCAACAGAAGGTAATTCTGGTTCTGGAAGTGGAGCTGGTTCAGCTGGAACAGGTGGAATCTCAGCAACTGGTGCTGGTGGGGTTGGAGTTTTTAAAACAAATTTCTTTTGTTCACCAAATAATTTAACCTCTTCATCTTGTCCATTCATCTCATTGTTTTCCTTGATAATCAAGTTGAGTTTTCTTAGAGCTTGGGCATAAGATGAGTGATATTTTCTATTTTTCATAGGCTCCATGTAATCCAAAGAAGATTCGTTGATACCTTTCTTGATGATGTATCCTTGCTTCTCTTTTACAATGTGGTAATCCATTCCATCAGCTAAGTTGATGGAATATTCGGATGCACCTTCATTGACGCTTGTTGAAGTCGTCTTGTAGGTGGCAATCTCCATAATTCTTTTTAATTTGTCGACACCTTCAAGTTTTTCGCTGCCGATTGGTTTTAATTTTGCCATGGTTTTTTATTATTTAAATTTTAATTATTAAGGCCGTGCATACCCCCTAGTTCAACAGCACTCAAGTCAACTACAGTACCTTGTCTATTACCATCTGGGCCGATAGGTACCCAATCAACTGGGTGAGGATATTCTGCGGTGTAGGTTACACCACTACAAGTTATGCAAGCTTCGGCTTCATACTGAACATTAACATCGAACACTCCAAATGGAGTTGCTGACGGAGTAGGGGTCATTGTTTGCGTTTGAGTCTGCGTAGGGGTAGCAGTATTTGTTGTGGTTTGTGTTGGCGTTGCAGTTTTTGTTGGTGTTTGTGTGGGGGTTGCTGTATTAGTTGTTGTTTGTGTTGGTGTTTGTGTTTGAGTATTAGTTGGAGTCAAAGTTGGTGATGCTGTAATACTAGGGGTTGGAGTGTTAGATGCGGTAATACTCGGGGTTGGAGTGTTTGTTGGTGTTTGAGTTTGAGTATTGGTTGGTGTTGCAGTGTTAGTTGTTGTTGGTGTTTGAGTTTGAGTTGCTGTCTGACTTGGTGTCTGTGTATTAGTATTTGTTGGGGTTTGCGTTTGAGTTGGTGTTGGTGTTTGTGTCGCAGTCCTTGTAGGTGTTTGAGTATTCGTTGGTGTATTGGATGGGGTTTGAGTAGGGGTAGAAGTCGGAGATTCTGTTGGGGTTGGTGTTAAGTCTCCAAGACATTCAACGCAGTTAATCCAAGGACCATTAAATACCGTTACAACTGTGGCTAAAGGGGTTTCATCAATTGGTGCAAGAGTCCAACAACCTATGTTTGTAGACCCTACTAATAATTCATAAATTCTACCCGAAACAATTGCAGCTTCGGTAGCAAAAAATCTTGACGGTTGCCCAATACAAGAAGTTCCAACAAAATAATTCAACGCCATGGACTTTTTTTTCTATAAATATTGCTCGTTTTATAATAAACTTAATAAATAAATATCAAACAATAGTTTAATCCAACATTTTTACTTCAACAGAAAGCTCTTTATCGGTTTGACGGTTGACAGTATCGTAAAGTTTTTCCAAAAGTCCGGACCTACGCAAGTATTTAAAAACCAAATTTTCGTAGGAATATTCTCCCTCTTTTTCTAGTCCTGACTTGCGATAGTCTTTCAATTTTTCTTTTAGTTTCTGAATATTTTCTTCGTTGGCTTTGAGCCCCCCCTTTTTAATGCTGGTAATAAGGCTTTCAATTTTATCTACCCAGGAGTCAATTTTTTTGGTTAGTACCAAACTCTCGAGTTGGGGTTTTTCTTTTGATGGTTTGCTCACCCATTTGTTGTCTTGGATAGAATACACCCCTGAAGCAAAATGTGCTTCTTCAGCATCTTGTGGGTAGAGTTCAACAGGATAGTCGTAGATGGTGATATCGTGCTTGTCGTTATAAAGCTGTTTTTTTAGACCAAACAAATCTTTGTAGAGTTGGGCTTGTTTTCCGTATTGTTTGAAATCGATAATAAGATGCAGGTCAAAATCAGAAAACTCTGACCAGTTGTAATTGGATAGACTTCCTGTTAGAACAATATCATCTACTTTAACATCTTCCCCTAGGGTATCCTCAAAATCTTTTGCAATTTTAAGAAGAGCATCTTTGACTTTTGGTTTGAGGGTTGCTTTCTCACCATCGTTAGGGTTTTCCCACACCTTTTGGTTGAGGGTATCTCTTACTTTGAAACTCTTAAGGATTGTGGATATCTGGGCCATCCTTTATAAATACCCAAACTTTAAAGTTTATTGTATTTAAATGTTTTGGCAATTTCCCCGGAAAAATATTTCCCTTGTGATTCTGCCATTCTAAATTTTGTGTAGATTGCGTGGGGGACCTCAAGATATTGGTATCGAGTTCCGTTTTTAAATTCGACAATCATGTCCTTGTTTTCGGTGTCGTACTGTGAGCGCACAATTGTTCCAGATTCAATTTCGTTAAGGATAACCGTCCCTTTTATTTCTTCTCTTTTTATTCCCATAATAATAAAGTTTAAATTAAGCTTATAATAGATAAATACCAAAAACCCCCAGCTTTCGCCAGGGGTCAAAAAATCATGGGTTTTTTAACTATTTTAATTTTTTTATTTCATCCCTAATTTCAATAGCTTTTTCAAAATCTTGTTTATTGATTGCTTCCTTAAGGTCATTTTCCAAACCGTTAATTTTTTCCTTATTTGCTTCAAGGTTTTTAATGCGGTCACGCAATTCCACAGCCATTTCAAATTCTTGTTCCTCAATAGCCTTTTGCAAAAGATTTTGAAGTTTGTTAATATCGGAATTGTTTTCCGATGGTTGTGGATTACCCGAGCTTCTATAAATGGTTGTAAATTGTATCATACCATCTTCTGATGTGAAAGTTTCCTTGGACCAATTACCGAGGTCGTCTTTACCTGTTTCAGTTTTAGTTGACCGTATTACAAACGGGTCGAATTGATTTCTTAAGAAAGAGTTTAGAATGGAATCTAAATCTTCGAAAATTCTTTTTTTTGCCATTTTTGTTTTTGTTAATTTTTATTTGCCATTACAATACGCAATGCAAATGCCAAAACAAGAGTTATGACACTTTGTCAGGTAATTTTAGTTTAGGTAACCTAATACATGACAAACTGTCAATTAATAAATATTTTTTACAGTGCGTTTGGAAATGTGCGTTTTTTGTTTAACCTTTGTACAAATCAAATTATGAAACCATGAGCGAAACTATGGACGACGACGACGATAAGGCCCTCGGTAGGAAGAAACCCTCTTCCGATTCTAGAACTCCTGTTCTGGATAATTTTTCCCGTGACCTTAATAAACTTGCTGAGCAAGGAAAGCTCGACCCAGTAATTGGTCGAGAAAAAGAAATCGTGCGCATT